GGTGGAATGCCAGCTCGACCCGCAGCGCATCCGGTGCGGTCGTCACCACCGACGCCATCATCGGCCGTGGAAAGTTCACCGTCCAGAACCGCGGATCGAACCGCGCGATCACGTCCTCCGCCTGCACCGTCCGCGCCGCCGCCAGCCAATGCCCCATCCCCGCCTCCCTTCGTCCCGTCCCGCCCCCCCTTCCCCGGCGTCCGCCGGGGAAGGGGCATGAGCAGCCTCACCCCTCCGCGAGCGCCGCCCGCACCGCGCGCGCGACCTGCCGGCTCGACTGCGCCAGCACCCCCGGCGCCGCACCCGGCGCCGCGTTGATCGTGATCGCCACCCGCACCTCACGCGCAGCGCCCGCCACGACCGGCTCGATCCGCCCGCTCGCGGTCGGCACGAACAGTTCCGGCCCGCGCTCGCCGACCGTATAGGCGCGGCCCCCCGTCACCGGCCCGCCGGTCGCCCGCCCTGGCGCGCCCAGCAGCCCCGCCAGCGCCGATCCCAGCCCGCCCGGCCCCGCCCCGCCCAGCAGCGAGCGGACACCCCCGCGCAGCGCCGCCGCCGCGATATCGTCCAGCGCCCGCAGCGCCGTGGTGCGCAGTTCGTCGAAGCCGGTGCGACCGCCCCGGATCGCGCGCAGCAGCGATCCCTCGATCAGCCGCCCCGCGCGTTCCGCCCCCTCGCCCAGGCCGCCGCCCAGTTCGCCGCGCATCTGCGCCACGTCGCGCGCGAAGCCGGCGGTGTCCGCGCGCACCGCGATCACCAGCCGTTCGATCTCCTCATCCATCCGGAAACGCCTCCTTCAGCCTCGCGACCGTCGCCGCATCGGGCGGGTCCGCCGTCTCGTCCGCCAGCGCCGCCACCACCGTCGCCAGTTCGGCGGGCGTCGCCGTCCAGAAGGCATCCGGCGACCAGCGCAGCACCGCCCCCGCCTGCCCCGCCAGCCGCCCGGCGGCGTGCGCGAACGTCGTCATCGCCCCGCCAGTATCTGCCCCAGCAGCACCCGTAGCGGCGCGGTCGCCGCCGCCAGTCCGGCCGTCGTCACCGCCTCGCCCAGCGCCTCGCGCGTCAGCCAGTCGGGCCGCTCGGCCACGCAGTGCCAGAACAGCGCCACCGTCTCGGCCAGCGACAATCCGCCCGCCGCGGCGCGTTCGACCAGCGCGAACAGCGATCCTAGTTCCCCCTCCGCCGCGACCAGCGCCGCGAACGACGGGCGCAGCCGCACCGCCTCCCCCGCCACGCGCAGCGCCGCCTCTCCCCTTGCCGGATTATGGGGCACCGGGTTCGCCGCCGCACTCATGCCGCCACCACCTGGCCGGAGCTTTCCAGCGACAGCGTGTAGGAACGCTCGCCGTTGAAATCGCCGGCATAGTCCAGTCGGGTGACGAGGAACCGCCCGGTCATCGTCTCGCCGCCCTCGAAGCTCAGCCGGTAATCGTCGAGCACGCCCGACAGCGCGTTGCCGCGCAACCGCGCCTCCGCCGCCGATCCGGTGAACACGCCCGCGCCCGATACGCTGACCGATCGCACCCCCGCGCCCGACAGCAATTGCCGCCAGCCGCCCGAATCCTTGTTCGTCACCACCACCGCCTCGCCGTTCACCGACAGCTGCGTGGTGCGCAGCCCCGCCACCGTCGCGAACGCCGGCGGGCTCGCGCCGTCGCCCACCTTCAGCAGGAATGCGCTGCCCTTCTCAATCATCTGCCCGTCTCCCCCATCCTGACCATGAACTCCGCGGTCCCCGTCCACCGCTCGCCCGACCGCGCCACCCGGCCGCGCAGGAAGCGCAGCTGCACCAGCCGCCATCCCGCCCCCAGCTCGGCGGGCATCCCCGGCAGCGCGTCCTCCACCGCCGCCAGCAGCGCGCGCAGCCGCATCGGCCGCTCGCCGCCATCGACCACGCTCACCGCCAGCCGTCCCTCGGCACCGCGCCAGTCCTTGGTGCTCCAGTCCGCCAGCACCGGCTCCTCGACCAGCAGGTGCGGCAGCGCGGCCCGCACCGGCGGCGCGTCGAACACCGCCGCCTCGCGCAGGGCAGGCTCCGCGCGCAGCCGCGCGACGACGCCCGCGATCAGCCGCGCCCTCATCGCAGCGCCCCCGCGATCCAGCGCCACGCCGATCGCCGCCCGCGCAGCACCAGATCGCCGTCCCGCTCCCCGACAGGAAGTTCCTCGACCGGCAACGCGGCGATCAACCTCGCCCGCACCCGCGCCACCGCCCGCGCGGCGATCCGCTCGACCGCGGTCATGCGCCGATCCCCAGCCGCCGGTACGGCCGCCACAGCGCCGCCACCGCCGCCGGGGGTGCGGCATCGCCGCCGCGCCGCTCCCACAGATGCACCGCCAGCATCACCACGCCCTGCGCCACCGGCCCCGGCACCGCGCCCCAGCGTGCCGCCTGCCCGGCGACATAGCGCACCGTCGCGGTCACCCCGGCAGGCAGCATCACCCGCCCGCGCCCCTCCGCGCCGATGTCGATCGCATGGTCCGCCAGCGGCACGCCCGCCACCTCGGTGATCGCGGTCACCGGCCGCTGGCGCAGCACCTGCCATCCCCCGGTGCCGGTCAGCACGTCCTCGCAACGACGCGCCACCATCGCCTGCCCGCACCAGATCTCCGCCGCCTCCAGCGCGGTGCGGACCAGCCCGGTCAGCACCGCATCCTCGCCATGCCCCTCCAGCCGCAGCATCCCCCGCGCCGCCGCGACCGCGCCCGCGATCACCGGCGCGGGCACCTCCATGTCGCCCATGCCCGTCTCCTCCCGTCAGGTCCGTCGCCCCTCCCCGGCGGGGAGGGGCGTGGCATCGTCAGTTCGCCGCGAACTTGAGCAGCTTGATCGCCTCGGCGTTCATCACGCAGCCGCCGATCCGCTTGGTCGCGTAGAAGCCGACGAACGGCTTGTTCGAATAGGGGTCGCGCAGGATCGCGGTCTCGCCGCGTTCCGCGATCAGGTAACCGGCGCGGAAATTGCCGAACGCGACCGACAGCGAACCCGCGCCGATCTCGGGCATCTCCTCCGCCTCGACCACCGGATAGCCCAGCAGCGTCGCCGGCTGCGCCGCGCTCAGCGACGGCTGCCACAGGAACGCGCCGTCGCTGCTCTTGAACTTGCGGATGCGCGCCAGCGTGGTGGCACTCATCACGAAGCACGCACCCTGCCGGTACGGCGCGCGCAGCGCATGGACCAGATCGACCAGCCGTTCCGCCCCGTTCGCGCCGAAATCGGCGGCCGTCCCGGTCGGCAGATGCTGGATCGTCCCGAACGGCCGCGTCGCATCCGGCGCGGTGCCGGTCGCCCCGGTCAGGAACCCCCTGGGCTGGTTCACGCCGGTGCCGTTCACGAACGCCGCCCCCTCAGCCCGGCCGAACTCGGTCGCGATCTCGGCCGCCAGCCATGCCTCCACGTCGAACGCGGCATCGTCCAGCATCGCCTGGCTGGCGCTGGGATTGGCATAGAGTTCGCCCGATGGCGGGGCGATCTCCTGGAACACCGGCGTCGCGGTGCCCGGCCGCGCCGCCGCCTCCGCCGCCCAGCCGGACGGCGTGCCCCCCGTCGTCACCAGCTTGCGATAGCCGGCGGAGCCCACCTTCACCACGTGTGCGATGCCGCGGATCGGCGAGGTCGCCACCAGCGCCCGGTCGATCGCCGCATCGATCTCGCGCGGCACCGCATAGCCGCCCGCATCGCCGCTCACGCCGGTGAACGCCTTCATCTCGATCGTGGCGCCGGTCCGCACGAACCCTGCGAACGCCGCCCCCGTCTCCTGCACCCGCGCGCCGTCCAGCGCCGGCCTGTCGACCACGTCCATACCCGTCTCCCTCTTGATGAAACTTCAGAAACCCGAAAATCGAACGCCTTGCGTCCGTTCGGCCTGAGCGAAGTCGAAGGCCACCTCTCCCCATGTGCTTCGACTTCGCTCAGCACGAACGGCTTGGTTTCAGCGCTCGCCGTCGTGGAAAATCCGCGCGATCCGGGCGTGCGGCTGCATCGGCACCGCCACCAGGCTCACCTCGACCAGCGCGACGCGCAGCAGCTCGCGCCGTGCGCCCTGCCGCACCGCCAGCGGCCGGTATCCCACCGACAGCCCCGCCACCGCCCCGCGCCGCACCAGCAGCGCCAGTTCGGGATCGTTGACCCGGCCGACGACGTGCAGCCCCGCCGCATCCTCGCCGATCGTCTCGATCGCCCCCACCGGATCGCCGCGATGCGCCAGCAGCAGCGGCACCGGCGACACCGCGCCGAACGCCCCCGCCCGCATCACGTCGCCCGCCCGGTCGACCCGGTCGAACAGCGCCGCGTGCCCCTCGAACCGCACCGTCATTCCAGCCACGCCGCAAAGCCCAGCCGCATCGCGAGGCCCGCCAGCAGCAGCGCCATCACCAGCCGCATCGCCCAGCCCATCGCCGCCTTCCACGCCGATTTCTTGGCGTCGCGCCACGCGCCCAGCAGCTCGCGCAGTTCCGCCAGATCGGCGCGCGCCCGCTCGTCGGCCAGCCCCAGCCGGGTCAGCGCCCGCGTCGCGCCCAGTTCGCCCGCCTCCTCCGCGATCGCGCGCAACGCCAGCAGGTCGCCGCCCTCGCGCGTCGCCTGCGCCATCAGTTCGGCCAGTACCGCCCCCGTCATGCTCCCCTCCCTCATGCCAGTCCCAGCAGCGCGCGCTTCTCGTCGCCGGTCAGGAAATCGGCCCCCGCCACCGCGCGCCACTGCGTCTCGCGGTCCTCCGCCAGCGCCGGCACCCGGTCCATGTCGACCGCCAGCCGCGCATCGTCGAACCAGCCCGCCAGCCCCTGCGCCAGCCCGTCGAGGATCGTCGCCGCCAGCGGCAGCACCGCCAGCCGCCACAACGCGCGGTTCGCCTCGCGGTAATTGGCATGGGTCGAATCCCCCGCCAGCCCCAGCAGCATCGGCGGCACCCCGAACGCCAGCGCGATCTCGCGCGCCGCCGCCGCCTTGGTGCCCGCGAAGTCCATCTCGGCGGGCGACAGGCTCAGCGACTGCCAGCGCAGGCCGCCTTCCAGCAGCATCGGCCGCCCGGCATGCGCGGCGCCGCTGAACGCATCCATCTCCGCCTTCAGCCGGTCATACTGTTCCGCCGACAGCGTGCTGCCGTCGCCCGGCTCGTAGACCAGCGCGCCCGATGGCCGCGCCGCATTGTCGAGCAGCGCCTTGGCCCAGCGGGTGGCGGCATTGTGGATCGCCACCGCCCCCGCCGCCGCGCCCAGGCACCCCTGCCCGTAATGATCGTCGAGCGGGTTGAACCGCTTCAGATGGATCACCTCCGGTCGCACCGGGTCCGCCGACAGCCGCGCCGTCCGCTCGCCCACCCGGTATCGGTATGCCGCCGGCCAGCCGGCCGCATCCGTCTCCACGCTCACCCGCTCGGGGCGCAGCGCATAGAGTTCCGCCGCCCCGCCCTCGCCGTCGCGCAGGATCTGGACATAGGCGTTGCCGTGCAGCAGCAGCTGCGCCGCCGCCGTCTCCAGCAACGCCTGCCCGCCCGACCGCGCCGTCACCAGCGCGACCAGCGCCGGATCGGACCCGGTCAGCGGCGCCGCCCCCGCCCCTTCCGCCACCAGCCGCACCGCGCGCTGCGCCACCGCATTGCCGGCATAGGCGTCGCGCAGCTGCGCCTCGTAGCTGCGCGGCCATTCCCCCATGATCGGCACCCCCGACCGCGAGACCGATCCCGATAACGCCGGACGCGCTTCCCCGCGCCCGGCCTTGCGACCGAACAATTTCATCATCTGTCCTTTCGATCGTCAAAGCCCCTCCTCTTCAGAGGAGGGGTTGGGGTGGAGGACGCCGGTCTGCCGGTCGGCAGCCACCCGGCGTCGCCCGCCCTAAATCCCCCGCACCGACGCCATCGCCCGCGGCGGCTCCATCAGCGCGGTCGCCGCCCATACCAGCGC